AGTGAGCGTTCCCTTGAAGTCCGGCTGCCCGGCTTTGGTGTAGCAGGCGAGGAACCGGCCCTGCCGGTCTGGCTTCCTGAGTGGCTTCATGGGCTCCGGAGTTTTTTCAACGAAGGCCACGCCCTTGTCGCAGTACCAGTTCAGGCTTGCGGTGATCATATTCTCGAAGTGTTCACCGGCTCGCTTGCTCTGGAGCCCTTTCTGGCTATGCTGCACCCGTGCAAGGGCGGTGCTGGCTGTCGGATCCGGGTAGCCTTCGCCATTTCTTCCCGGAACCGTGTCCCAACTCATTGATCTACCTCCGAGCCTGCGCCTTTGTCGGCCTCCAGTGTGATGTCGTGGCCGGGGTGTCGTCTGAGCTCGATCGCAAGGTCTAAGATCATTTCGCCATTGATCCGCACGGTGGTGGATTCAATCGCGGCGACGCCGTTCAGGTGCCCGACGTGAGAAGGGAGAACGATCAGTGCGTCACCGATCGGAAGTGTTTCGGCTTCGCGGTTTCTGTAAAGCTCGGCAGCGTCCCGGATCGGGATCTGGTGCTGCTTTGCGTATTCGATCTCGCTTCTCATGCCCTCGCTCGGATTCTCGATACCGTAAACCCAGAGCTCGTCACACATGGCCAGAAGTGAGAGGCTCATGTCCATGCCCGCGGCGCGTTCCTCCTGCTTGGTGTCGTCAAGAAACTGGGTAAAATATACATGAGGCGCGATCGGGATCACGTCGTCCCAGAGCTCGACGGCTTCGCGACAGTAGCGCTGGGCTTTTTCTATGTTCTTTTCAACGTCCCCGCGGCACGGAGAGCAGATGTAAACCAGTTTTTTTCTCATGCGCTTGCTCCTTTCATGGTTTTGCTCAGCAGCTCATTGTATAAATTCCGGTAGAGATCGCGCTCGGTTTCGAGCTTGATCTTTTCAATGTCTGGATCCTGCTGGACGATCTGGAGTGGCTGCTTGCTTATTTCTTTCAGTAAATGTTCCGCTTCTTTGGCTGCGGGCTTCGGATCCATGAAGTCGATCCCCAGAGAGATTGCCAGAGCAGAGTCCACGGCTGTGAGCTCGCTCTTTGTCAATTTTCCGATCAGCGTCCCGATCCTTTTCACGCTTACGCTGTTTACCTGTTCGCATAAGACGGTAGAAGGGGAGAGTGCGCTCCGGATAAATACATGAGTGGGTAGGTCATTCTTTGGTTTGGTGGTCATGTATACCACTTCCACAACCTCGCTGTTTTCGTTGTTCTTGTCATTGGAGACGATCACCGCAGGACGGCCGCCTCTCTGCTCGCTTCCGGTTTCCCGGTATGTGCTTTCGATATAATAAATTTCACCGCGTTTCATGGTTTGGCTCCTTCCTGAGCAGCCTCAGTGAGTCGCTGCTCTTGTATTTTGCAGGTGTCAGGGTTAATCTCTATCCCGATATAGTTCCGCCCTTCTTTGAGGGCTGCGGCTCCTGTGGTTCCACTTCCTGAGAATGGATCCAGAACCGTGTCGCCCGGTTTACTCCCGGCCAGTATGCAGATCTTGGCCAGTTTCTCTGGGAACGTGGAGAGGTGGGCGCCTTTATATGGCCGTGTGGCGATTGTCCAGACGTCCCGGCGGTTTCGTTTTCCGGTTTCATTTCTCTGGAGCCCGTGGCTGCCTCGATCCACTTCGGCGCTGTTGGCTTTGGCCTGATCGTGAGTGTAGGCAGTGCCGCCGCGGAAGGTTTTCGCGTTGCCGCGCTTCCGGCCGGGCTTTTTCGGATCGTACCCGACGGCCAGCTCCTTGACGGCCTCGGCGTCGTAGTAATAGGCGGCCGCTTTACTGAGTAAAAAAACATACTCCTGAGATCTTGTTGGTCTGTCTTTGGCACTTTCCGGCATGGCGTTGGGTTTGTTCCAGATAATGTCCGCCCGGAGGTACCAGCCGTCACTTCTGAGAGCCAGAGCCAGCAGCCACGGGATCCCGATCAGATCCTTGCGTTTGATCCCTCCGTCCTCGATATGCCTCGCGTAGCTGTCGCCGATATTCAGCCAGAGGGTGCCGTCGTCTTTCAGGACTCTGGCGACTTCCCGGAAGGCTTCCACCAGCTTGCGGATGTATTCCTCCGGAGAGCTTTCGGTTCCGAGCTGATCGGCTGCTCCGTAGTCTCTGGCGTTGTAGTAGGGCGGTGAAGTTACGCAGACGCTGCAGCATTTGTCCGGCAGCTTTCTGAGTTCCTCCAGTGCGTCGCCTTGTAGGATCATCCCAGCACCTCCCCTCTGAGTTCGAGCTTCGTCTTTTCGGCGATCTGGTTATCCAGCCGAAGGGCTCCGCGGGTGAGCGCTGCTATTTCCTGCTCTTTCCTGCGGCGTTCGCTTTCTCGGTACCCGATCAGGCGTTGGCCTTTGTCTGGAAGGGATCCGGCCACGTTGTCGATCTTCTCAGTTAATTGTGCCGGTGTCATGCTGCGGGCCTTTTCCCGTTCGTACATTGGCGTGTACTGTTGCATGAAGGCTACCCGATCCATGCCGGGCTTGCCGCCTATGTATGCGCTGCGGTGCATTTCCCAGAGGGAAGTCCAGCCGATTGACTCAACGGCCCGCGCCACCAGAGGCGGAAGCTGGCAGGAGAGATCTCCGTGGTTGAATTGTCCGGCGCTGTACATGAGGTCGCTCACGGCCAGCCATGCCTTGTCCGGCTCTATGAGTTCCGGGTGCTGGATCTCCAGCATGATCTCCCGGATTTCGGCCACGCTCGGCGGCCATTTGTTTGTTGCAATGTGTTTTTTGACTGCCAGCGCTACGATCCCGGATTCGTCTTGTTCAAACATCATAGCCCAGAGGTTCACCGTGGCCTCGATTGCTTTCGCGTCCTTGAACTTGTCAAAATTCGGGTAGGCGGTGACGACGATTGCCACCAGTCGAGCCGCGTCTGCTTTTGTCATATCTCGAAGCCTCCTTCCTCGTCTGCAATTATCCCCGCGAGCACGTCCATGGTGTCAGGTTTTCCACAATTTCCACCCGGTCGCTGTTGATAGCTTCCGGATCCGGCAGGTGGGAGAGGTTCGTCGTCCCAGCGTCCCTGATTGATCCATGTTGACGGGTTGGGAATGAAGCGGCCACCTTCTCGCAACCATTGTTCCGAGGTTTTAGCTGTTGCCACTGCCTGCATGATCTTCTCGAACAGTTCAGCGTCGGGTTTTGCCTTTTCCCATGCCTTCTGTGCTGCTTTCTTGCCGACTTTCTTCGGGTATGCAGTCCAGAACTCTGTGAAACGTCGTTCCTGAGCGCTTGGCTGCTTCTCGGCTGCGGGGGTTATGGGGGTATCCCCCTTATTTTCTGGTCTATTCTGGTCTACTCTGGTCTGGTCTACTCTACCTGCGGTCTTTTTCTGGTCGCTCTTGCTTGCGTCCGCAGACTGTCCGGCGGTCGTCCTCCGGTCGTTTGACTTAGCAGCAGCGCGGCGGGCTCTCGAACGGTTTTTCTCATTTTCTCGTTGTTCGATCAGCTTTCCGGTGTACTCGCTCCAGTCGTGGATCTCCAGAACGCCGTCCTCCGTTACGTCCAGCAGAGACGCAGAGGTCAGGGCGGCCACAAATTCCTCTGGATCTTTGTCCCACTGGGCCGCTCTTGCGATCATTCTGTCGGATATTCCAGCGAGGGATCCGTCCGGTGCGTTATCAATGGCCCAGAGCCAGAACGAGATCAGCAGGCCGAGCATGTGAGCCGGTTCAATGTCGAGCTCGTCAGCAGCAGCCAGCACCTTGCGGTGGTCTTTCAGTTGTTGGTGAATTTGGATCCATGCCACTGTCGGCACCTCCTTTCGTGGTTTGTTTCTGGTTTGGCCGTAGAGTTCCGCCGGTCTGTCCGGCGGTCGTCCTTCGGTCGGTGTTATTAGTTAAAAGGAAGCTGTCCGTCGTCCGGTATGTCCATAAATCCGTCGTTGTTGGCGGGCTGAGGATTGCCATTTGCGTTGCCTCCGTTGCTGTCTGCGAAGTAAATGTTTGAGGCCACAACTTCCACGGCCTTGCGGTTCTGCCCGGTTTTCTCGTCCTTCCATTTACGGGTGGAGATCCGGCCCTCAACTACGATCTGGCGGCCTTTGGAGAGGTAGCGGCCGCAAAACTCGGCGCGTTCTCTCCAGCACACGATCGGGATATAGTCCGGAGCGGTGTCTTTGTTCTTACTCGGTACCTGCACGGCGAGGTCGAAGCTCGCCACTGGTGTGCCGCTCTGTGTGTATCTGATTTCAGGCTCCTGAGCCAGACGGCCCAGAAGCTCCACATGATTAAGCATTGTCTTGTCCTCCTTGCTGCTTTGCGTTGTCCATAGCGGCGCAGGCTTCGTCGTACTGGGCCCGCGTCAGGTTGTGCGGATCCTGCTGTCCGTATTTTTTCAGGATCCATTCGTTGATCGACTGCTGAGAGTACCCGGCGTCCTCGCCTTTACGGTAGAGTCGGGAGAGCTGAGCGTCTGAGAGTGGTCGTGCGGCGCCTGAGCGCCCCGTCTGGCCATTTTGTGCTTGCGGCTGGGTGTTTCCCTGCCGATTCCCGTTCTGAGCTCCTGTGTGCTGTTTCTGGCTCTGCTGAGGGGGTTCGCTGCTGTGGTCGCTCATGTCTGGATCGTCGTCGCCCTGATCAATGCCGAACTTCTCAAACAGGTAGTATTTGAGGCAGTACGTCCACGCGGAGCCTTTGGCCTTGTCCGGGCCTCCGTCGTTCGTTCCGATTGCGTGTAGAGTAACTTCCAGAGTCTCGTCCGGGTTGTCTGCGTTCGTCCAGCGGATCGTGAGGTCGGCCTCGTACACCCAAACAATGCGGTCGCCGTTTCTGGTGTGCTGCGTGAAGTTGGAGTAGTAGATCGGATCCCCGTTTTCACTGTGCCGGGTTGCCTGCTCGCCTACAATGTCAAAATTGACGCCGAACTCATTCATGGCCGGAGTGAGAAGCTGGTACACGTCGAAGATCTTCGCGAACTTGTACTTTACGCCGTCGCTGTGGGCCTTCTGGGTGATAGAGGGAACGGCTTCGCGCAGCTTGATGAATTTTTGCTGCAGCGTCAGCGGTACCGGTGGGGTTGTGGCCGTTTTAGCTGCTGTTGTGTCCTTGGTTGTTGCCATGCGCTACCTCCTTACACGTCCACTGTGAAGGTGTCCGGCTTTTCAATGATCTGCACGCCCTCCACCAGCTCGCCGGTGGTTTTGTCTACGATCTGGCCTCCTACGATTTCGAGCCGCTTCTTGAACTCGCCCCACTTTGGTTTCTCTGTGGTCTGGATCATGTCCTCGTTGTCTGAGGCTTTCAGGTAGGCCAGCAGTGCGTCGTCGTCCTGTTTCATGGTGCGGCCGCCGATTTTCTTCACCAGAGTGCCGGAGAGAAGGCGGTAGCTGTGCTTTGTCTTGGTTGTCTTGTGTGGAACTGTCTCGAAGTATTCCGCGAGCTTTCCGGTGAGAAAACGGGTGCCGTTTTCATATCTGCGCTGAGCTGCCTCGACGCGCTGCTGGATCTTTTCGATCTGGCTGTCTGCCAGTGAGGTGATCCGGTCGAGCTCAGCCTTTTCTTCTGCGATTTTCTGGCAGGCCCAGTCGGCGCAGCCGTCGTCAGTGATACGCCATACCGGATGCGGAGCGCTTTCGGTTTCCTCCACATCGAACATGTTCATGTCCATGCCTTCCAGCTCGTCCAGTGTTACGGCCGGAGCTTCCGGCTCTGCGGTAGGTGCTGCGGTTGCTTCTTTGATTTCTGCGGCCTGTTCGGCCTCAGCTATTGCTTTCTTTGTCGTTGCCATGGTTCTGTTCTCCTTCCTTTACTTCCAGAGCTTCGCGGGCTTTCTGGAGTTCTGCCTGCGTGTCTCTCAGTTCCTTGTCTTTGCTGGTGAAAAACTGATACCACTCGCCTGAGCTTTTCTTGTACTGCTCGGCTTCGGCCTCAGCAGCGGCGGCACGTTCCGCCATGCTGGCAAGTGCAGCCGTGAGCTCTGCGATCACGCTTGGCTTGTTTTCGTTATTCATTCGGTTGCCTCCTTAAAAAATCGGTGTCCGTTAATGGTCATTACATAGATCTGGGACTCGTGCCACTCGCTGTCCACGAGAGCGGGAGCGTAAAAGTATTTGATCGGCTCGGTCGTTGCCACGATCCCGAAGTCGAACACGTCCTGCACGGCTTCGAGGGCTTCCTGAGTCGGCTCCGGTCGGCGCTTGCTATATGCGTACACGCGCAGCGCTTCGTCCGGTCGGATCCCTTCGTCCTCGCAGGTCTGGAGAATACACTGAGCTACTGCGATCTTTCCGGCGAAGGGTTCGCCTCCGGCTTCGGCTGTGAGCACCTGAGCGATCTCCAGTCGCTCGGCGTCGGTGAGAGTGTAGCGCTTCTGGAATCCTGCCTCTGCGGCCCATGCGTCTGTGACGTCCTCCCAGTTTACGGCCTGCCCGTCTTTGTAGTAGAAAACGTAGGATTGAGGTTCTTCGGCCGCCGGGCTGCTGGTTGCGGTCGGGGCGTTTTTTGTCTGGGTGTGTTCCGAGAACATACCCACGGCGCCGCGTACTGCGAACACGATCACCACTGTGGTGACTGCCAGCCCGCCGATCCTTTTCCAGTTCAGGCGCTTGCAAAAACGGCGCAGCCGGTATAAAATAGGCTTAGGCTTTCGCGTGGTTTTTCGATTGCCTGTGCGGCTTCCCGGTTCCGACGGGTGGCCGCTTCTTTTTTCTTTGTACCCGGTGTATTCCACCGGGCTGTATACTTTCAGCGAGCTGCTTCGCATTTCTGTTACCTCCTTCTTTGTCTGAGTTTGGCCGGGAGCGTATAGCTCGGAGCCTGCATGTATTTGTTGAAATTCTGTGGCCAGTAGGCCACCTTTTCGATCCGTTTCCCACTTACTCCATACTTCGGGTTATATCCGAACACGTTCACATAACTGAGAAGATCGGAGCGTTCCGCGTCCATGGCCTTGCACACCTCAAACAGTGCCGCCACGTCGTCGATCGCTCTGTGGGAGTTCTGAACCTTGTCCTCCAGCTTATAGGTGAGGATCGCGTTCGCCAGCTTGTGAGGATATGCCCGGCGGTCTTTGTAAACGGTTAGGCTGTCCAGATAGTCGGCAGCTTTCAGGGCTTCCGGGCCACCGTTTCCGTGTCTCCGGAGCATTTCAGCAGTAAACAGGAGATCAAACTGTGCATTGTGGGCTACCAGAAGGACGCGGCCGCCGCCGATCAACTCAGTGAAGCGAGCGGCAGCCTCAGCCTCGGTGATTCCTTCGTTTTCGAGCTGCTCGTCTGTGATTCCTGTTAGCTCGACGATCTTCTGAGGGATCCGCTCACCTTCCGGCAGCTTCACGAACACGTCGGCGCTGTCGGCCATGCGGAGGGTGCCCCGTTCGGTTTTCTCGACTCTGATCGCTGCCAGTTCAATGATCTGGCAGCTTTCAGCTTCGAGCCCGGTTGTCTCAGTGTCAAAAAATACGGCTGCTTTGTATTTCGTGAATATGTCCCGGAGCTCATTCATGGTCGTTCACCTCCGTTTTGATTGTGATCGAGGTTGTGGCTGCGAGCTTTAACTGCTTAGCGGTCAGCTCGTACATATCCACGGCTGCGTTCACCTGAGCCAGTGTGGCGCTGAGTTTTGCAGCCTTGGCGAGTTCTTCGTCTGTTGCCTTCTCGGCCAGTTCAGCGAAGCCTTCCGGATCCTCGCCGTGTGCGGCTTCGTAGAGCTTCTGAAACTGCCGGGCGAGTGCCTGCTTGATCCGTCCGATAAAGTCCGGAGCTAAAATGCTACGCTTTTTTGGTTCTGGCTGCTTCTTGTCAGAGTCCAGATTGTCCAGAGTGTCAGAGTCGCAGATAAACCGAACGCAAGCGGCACGGAAGCCGACGCCCGCGCCCGCATGGCTGCGGGAGTTGCCGCCGTTGAGGTAGAACACACCAGCGTACGAACCGTGGTACCAGTCGCCCCCGCGATAAATAACCCGCTCGCCGTTAGAGTCGAGCCAGAAGTATTCGTCGCTTTCGTAGTCGTCGGCAGGATAGAGGCCGAGGTCTTTCAGCCTGTCCGGTGCGTCCATGTCGCTGCGAACTTCCAGATCCGTGAACTTTACGCCGTCATAGTCGGTGCCGTCCGGGTGTACCGGCTGGAGTGTGATCTCGCCGTTGTGTACGTTGTAGTAAACCGGATCGCCGTCCTCGGTGTAGATTGCCTCCCACTCTGGAGAGTCTTTGGACTGATCCGCGCCATAGGCTGCGCCATTGTTCGGGATTACCTGCGGCATACCGTCCATAAACCGAACGCCGCCGACGTGCTCCCAGATGTTACCGCTCATGTCAGCTACACCGTAGGCCGTGCCGTCGTGATTCCACTGAACCGGGCCGGATCCGGTCAACGTCTTGCCGCAGCCTCCTTCGTATGTAGTGCCGGTCTGTTCTGGGTGGCTGTGGCTTTTGCCGCTCGCAGTATTTCCGGTCGGCATGGTGTCGTTGTCCCAGCTCCAGAAGCCGAGAGCCACCCATTCGTCGTTAGTGATCAGGTGCCAGCCTTCGCCCTTGCTCTCGCAGAGGCGGATCGCTTCGTCGTGGTTGATATTCACAGCCGGTTTCATAAATGGGAGAGAGTACGGAACGCCGTCGATCAATGTGTTCTGGTACTTGCTGATCGCGTATTCCTTAACCTTGCGGCCTCTCAGGGTGTCAGGGAGTCCCAGCTCGGACGGGGTAAAAACCACCATAATGTCCGGGCGCCCGTTTTTGTCGTAAATTACTTCGTTTCTCATGGTTTTGCTCCTTTTCTGTATTTGCTGCGGCAGATCGGGCACTTGTAGCCGTACCACGGGATCACCGCCTGCTTGCTTACATTCCAGTCCAGCCCGCACTCTTGGCATACTTCATAGCGGCAGCCGTCGCGCTGAGCATGAGTACGGGCCCGCTTAGGTTTCGCGAGTCGTTCATGGGATCACCTCCTATCCAGCGGCCAGCCTGCTGCATAGCTGCCTCATAAGCAGCCGCTTGTATTTCTTCCGGGTTCTCCATTTCCGTGCGTGTTTGTATAGGTGCCACCATTTCGGGTGGGTGTTGGCTCTATATAGTAGGGAGTCCACAAAAGTGTCCACGGCCTTTCTTGCGTATTGCCGGAACTTCCGGAACCGCTCCGCGAGCTCGTCCATGAGTTGCCGGACTGCGTGAGCTGCTGCCTTTATTGCGTCGGCGAGAGCGCCGAGCAGGGCAGTAGCGGCAGGTGGGCTGATCTGGATCGTGAGCTCTGTGTGCTGAGGTTCTGGTGGCGGCTCGTCCGGGAGTGGATCGCTTCGCGCCTGATCCGCAGCTATGAGCTGCTGGCGTTTCTCGTAGTCCTCGACGCTCATGTAGCCGTCGAATATATAGGGATCCGGTTCCTCGGTGGTTTCCTTTCCGTACCATGGAATATCTGCCGGGAGGTTTTCCGGACGTGGTATCGGCTCAGGAGGGAAGGCCGTCGAGTCTTTCAGGAGATTGCGGCCGCCTTCGTAGTGCCAGAGAATACCGGCCTCCAGTTCTGCGATCGTCATGTTCTCGCCGAAGTGTCCGCAGTAGTAGCCGTTCACCATGACAGCGTTCGGATCCTGCTCCAGAATTTCGGTGGCACTGCTCAGATCGTCTAGCTCGAAGGTGTCGGAGTCCGAATTGAGCCAGACGCTTTCGGCGTGCCAGCTTCGGCCTGTTTTCCATATAATCACCCACGCTATACCGTCGCGGATTTCTTCGGCGTACTGCCGAGCTATTTCATGTAATGCTGCCATGTTGTCGCTCCTTTCTTTTTATATAGTGGGGGATTTTCGCCCGCGGCACTTAAAGCTCTCAATGAGTCGGCGCTGGGCGAGTTCGGCGCTATACTCTCGGCGCATGTTCTTGTCGAGCTGGCCGGTGTCGCCTCTTTTCAGTTCTTTATAGATAGTCGCCACATGGACGCCGAGGTCGATCGCAATGTCGGCCGGACGTCCTCCGGCTGCGTATTCCGTCTCGATTTTCTCGCGGTCGCCGAATGTCAAATATCGGTAGTTTCGCACGTTCTCACCTCTCTTTCTGTGCTTTTCAGGTAAAAAAATAATGCGTCCGGAGGCTTTCGCTTCCTTTCGCATTTAATATTATCTTTTCCGTGCCCGTGTAAATAACAGGAAAGCCTTGACAAACACTGTCTTTGCAGTTAAAATATTTTATGTTTTATAAAGTATACGACTTGGAAGGGGAAGAGTAAAAGCGGTATCGTTCTTTCAGAGAGCTGTCGGTTGGTGCGAGTCAGCAGAAGAGAGCTTTGAACTGGCCCCGGAGTCCTTTTTCCGAAACATTTTCATAATTTATAGAAGATGCAAGTAAGAAAAAGCGGGAGTTCCCGTTACAGAATCCATAAGTGCATGAGGCTTATGCTTCATGAAGTAGAGTGGTACCACGGAAATAAAGTCCTTTCGTCTCTAGTTGAAAAACAGAAACAAAAGGACTTTTTATATTTCAAGCAATACCTAGGAGGAAGAAACCATGACAGTACCTTATAATCATAGGGCAGTAGAAAAAAAATGGCATGATATCTGGGAAGAACACCCGGTGAATGTGGATGATGGCAAAAAGCCAAAATATTATTGTCTGGACATGTTTCCATATCCGTCAGGAAATGGTCTTCATGTCGGACACTGGAGAGGATATGTAATTTCTGATGTATGGAGCCGCTACAAATTATTGAACGGTTACTATATCATTCACCCGATGGGATGGGATGCTTTCGGTCTGCCGGCTGAAAACTATGCGATCAAGATGGGTGTACATCCTGCAAAATCAACTGCAGACAACGTTGCAAACATCAAACGTCAGATCAACGAGATCGCAGCACTGTATGACTGGGATCGCGAAGTAAACACCACAGATCCTGAGTTCTACAAATGGACCCAGTGGATCTTTGTAAAGATGTTTAAAGAAGGTCTGGCTTACGAAAAAGAATTCCCGATCAACTGGTGTCCATCCTGTAAAACAGGTCTGGCAAATGAAGAAGTTGTCAACGGAAAATGTGAACGTTGTGGTTCTGAAGTAACTAAGAAAAACCTGCGTCAGTGGATGCTGCGTATCACAAAATATGCAGACCGTCTGTTGAATGATCTGGACAAACTGGACTGGCCGGAAAAAGTTAAAAAGATGCAGAGTGACTGGATCGGTAAATCCTATGGTGCAGAAGTTGAATTCCCGGTTGAAGGAAAAGACGAGAAGATCACTGTATACACCACCCGCCCGGATACCCTTCACGGTGCAACCTTCATGGTACTGGCTCCTGAGCATGCCATGGCAAAAGAACTGGCTACCGATGAGACAAGAGAAGCAGTAGAAAAATACATCTACGATGCATCTATGAAATCAAACGTAGACCGTCTGCAGGACAAAGAAAAGACTGGTGTATTTACCGGATCTTATGCAATCAACCCGTTAAATGGTGCCAAAGTACCGATCTGGCTGTCTGACTATGTATTGGCTGATTACGGTACCGGAGCAATCATGTGTGTACCTGCCCATGATGACCGTGACTTTGAATTTGCAACCAAGTTCAATATTCCGATCATTCAGGTTATCGCAAAAGATGGAAAAGAAATCGAAAATATGACAGAAGCATATACCGAGGCTTCTGGAACTATGATCAACTCCGGTGACTGGAACGGTATGGAATCTTCTGTACTGAAGAAAGAAGCTCCGATGATGATCGAAAAGATGGGTATCGGACGTAAAACCGTAAACTTCAAACTGCGTGACTGGGTATTCTCCCGTCAGCGTTACTGGGGCGAACCGATCCCGATCGTTCACTGCCCGAAATGTGGAAACGTTCCGGTACCGGAAGAAGAACTTCCGCTTCGTCTGCCGGATGTAGAATCCTACGAACCGACAGGAACCGGTGAATCTCCACTGGCTGCTATTGACGAATGGGTTAACTGCAAGTGCCCGGCCTGCGGCGGACCTGCAAAACGCGAGACCAACACTATGCCACAGTGGGCAGGTTCTTCCTGGTATTTCCTGCGTTATGTAGATAACAAAAATGACAAGGAGCTGGTATCCAAAGAAAAAGCTGACAAATATCTGCCGGTAGATATGTACATCGGTGGTGTGGAACATGCGGTACTGCATCTGCTGTATTCCCGTTTCTATACCAAGTTCCTGTATGATATCGGAGCTATTGACTTTGATGAACCATTCCACAAACTGTTCAACCAGGGTATGATCACCGGTAAGAACGGGATCAAGATGAGTAAATCGAAAGGAAACGTTGTTTCTCCTGATGATCTGGTAAGAGATTACGGATGTGACTCTCTGCGTATCTATGAGCTGTTCGTAGGACCGCCGGAACTGGATGCAGAGTGGGATGACAGAGGAATCGACGGTGTATACCGTTTCCTGAATCGTTTCTGGAAACTGGTACAGGACAGCGCAGAAGCAAATGTTTCAGAAACTAAAGAGATGGTAAAACTGCGTCACTGCCTGATTCACGATATCACAGAACGTCTGGAAAGCTTCAGCCTGAATACCGTTGTTTCCAAATTCATGGAATATAACAACAAGATGATTGACATGGCTAAGAAGACCGGTGGTATCGACAAAGAAACACTGTCTACCTATGTAATTCTGCTTTCTCCGTTCGCTCCGCACATTGCAGAAGAACTGTGGCAGGTTCTGGGTCATGACACATCCGTATTTGCAGCAAAATGGCCGGAACATGATGAAGACGCTATGAAAGATGACGAAGTAGAGGTACCGGTACAGATCAACGGAAAAACCCGTGCAGTCATCAGTATCCCGGTTGACATTTCCAAAGAAGATGCAATCGCCAAAGGAAAAGAAGCCGTTGCTGACAAACTGACAGGTACAATCGTAAAAGAGATCTATGTACCGAAGAAAATCATCAACATTGTTCAGAAATAATTAAAAACAGTAAAAGACAAGGAGGTCTGCTTGTATTTGGCAGGCCTCTTTTGCATATCACGGGATAAAGGAGGATGTTTTATGAATACGATTGAATTACTGGATGCACTGCAGCTGAAAGCCAAGAAAGACCCGGAACTTCGAAAAGCACTCTTTGCAACCCGCAGTGAGAATAATCCTGTCGATGCTTTCTGTAAAAAATGTCAGGAAGAAGGTTATCCAATCTATACGATGGATCTGATTCAGGCAGGGGAAGAGTTTTATGCTTCCATGCGTCGCAGTACCAACGGTGGGGGAGAAAATTCGCCAAAACTGGAAGGCGAAGACGATTTTTATGAATTATTTTTCGCCACTCTGGAAAATTGA